CGCCACGCCCGCGCGCACGCGCCCGGCTGGGCACGCCCCTACGCCACCGGCCCGTGGTCGCCGGTGTTCTACGCCGACGGCGACGACGACGGCCAGGACGACGACGCCGGCACCGGTGACGACAACGGCCAGGACGACGACGGCCAGGGCGACGACACGGGCGCCGCCGGCTGCGACGACAAGGACGACGACGCAGACCCGGAGGGCGCCGACCAGCTCGGCGACCCCGGCAAGCGGGCGCTCGACTCCATGAAGGGCAAGCTGCGCACCGAGCGCGAGAAGCGCAAGGCGCTCGAGGCCCAGCTCGCCGAGAAGGACACCGCCGACGACAGCGAGAAGCTGCGCCGCGAGGTGGAGACCGCCGCGCTGTCCAAGGCGAACGGCCGCATCGTGCGCGCCGAGGTGAAGGCCGCGGCCGCGGGCAAGCTCGCGGACCCGGCCGACGCCTACCGATTCATCGACCTCGAGCAGTTCGAGGTTGACGACGACGGAAACGTCGACTCGGACGAGATCGCCGAGGCGATCACCGACCTGATCAAGTCCAAGCCCTACCTCGCTGCCGCAACGGCCAAGCGGTTCCAGGGCACCGGTGACGGCGGAGCAGCGCGCAAGGCGCCCCGGCCCAAGCAGCTGTCCAGGGCTGACCTCAAAACCATGACACCCGCGCAGATCGTGAAGGCCAAGGATGACGGCCGTCTCAGCGATCTGCTCGGCGACGCCGGCTAACCGGCAAGCGAGGAGAGAACACCATGGCCATCAGCGCCTTCATCCCCGAAGTGTGGGCAGCCGAGCTGCTTGTCGCGCTCGAGAAGTCCCACGTCTACGCGGCGCCCGGCGTCGTGAACCGCGACTACGAGGGCGACATCAGCGCCTTCGGCGACACCGTGCACATCGTGTCCCTGGCCGAGCCGACCGTCGGCACGTACACCAAGCACACCGACATCACCATTGAGGACGTCGACGACACCGAGCAGACGCTGCTCATCGACCAGTCCAAGTACTTTGCTTTCGAGGTCGACGACATCGAGAAGCGGCAGGCGAAGTCCGGCGGCCGCATCCTCTCGGAGCAGGCCCGCAAGGCGGCGTACAAGCTGAAGGACGTCTCCGACATCTACGTGGCCGGCCTCATGGCGGCGGGCGTGGACGCGGGCAACCTGATCGCGGAGCAGACGCTCGCCACCCCGGCCGCCGCGTACGAGCTGCTGGTCGACCTGGGCACCGTCCTGGACGAGGACGACGTCCCGGACGAGGGCCGCTGGGTGGCCATCACTCCGGCGTTCTACGGAATGCTGAAGAAGGACGACCGGTTCGTCGGGTCCGGCGACGAAGTAGCGGCCATGACCCTCCGCAACGGCCACGTGGGCGACGCGGCTGGTTTCAAGATCCGCAAGACGAACAACGCCCCGGACGGGCCGGGCGCCGGCGCGGGCAAGCTGATCATCGCCGGGTACAACGGCGCGGTCACCTACGCCGAGCAGATCAACAAGACCGAGGCGACCCGCAAGGAGAAGGGCTTCGCGGACATCGTGAAGGGCCTGCACCTGTACGGCTCCAAGGTCGTCCGGCCCACGGGCCTGGCCGCAGCGGACGTGATCATCTGATGAAGAACGGCGACAAGCTCCGTCTCCGCGGACCGGCCGGTGCACCGTTCATGGTCACTGTTGGTGTCGCCTTCGAGGTGGACTACATCAGGAAGATGATCCGGCTCGGCGAGTGGACCCCGATCGAGGACGAGGCCCAGGAGCAGGACCAGCCCGGCAGCCAGGCCACCGGCGACACCGCGCCGCCGAAGGACGACGGCAAGGCCCCGGCCGCGCCGACGTCCCCGCCCGACACCGAGCCGACGCCCGAGCCGACGCCCGAGCCCGCGCCTGCGGGTAAGGCGCCGGACCCGGACCGGCCCGCGGTCAACGCGTCGAAGACTGAGTGGATTACGTACGTCGCCCAGACGCGGCACATGTCGCGCGAGGACGCCGCGGCGTACACCAAGGCCGACTTGATCGACATGGTCAGCTGAGACAGAGGAGGCCACCGTGGCACTGGATCCCCTGGCAACGGTGGCCGACCTCGAGGGCCGCGGGCTGACCGTGGACCCGACCGAGTCAGCCATCGTCGCGACGTACCTGGACGTCGCGTCCACCGCAGTGCGGGAGGCGGCCGGCGCGGCCATCTCCCGCACCACGTCCACCATCACGCTCGAGGGTCCGGCCGGGCAGTGGCTCACGCTGCCCGGCCTGCCCATCGAGTCCGTCGCGTCCGTCACCATCGACGGCCGGGCGGTCACCGACTGGCGGCTCCACTCCGAGCGCCTGTGGCGGGCGGCCGGCTGGTCCGGCTGCGAGCCGTCCGACGTGGACGTCACCTACACCCACGGCCTGCTGGTCGTGCCGTCGGACATCGTCGACCTGGTGTGCCGCGCGGTCGCGGCCGCGGTGTCCGCGTACCGGGCGCTCGCGGACGGCGAGGCCCTGGCCGCGGACAAGGCAGTCACCTCGGAGCGGCTCGGCGACTGGGCCGTCACCTACGCCAGCGACGGCCGCATCAGCGAGATGGAGCTCACCCAACACTGGCGCGAGCGCCTGGCCGCCCGCTTCGGCGGCGGCATCTCCTCGATGAGGTCCCGATGAGGGGCCCCGGCCGGCACCTGAACCGGCGGCTCGAGGTCCACCGGCCCACCACGGTCGACGACGGGGCCGGCGGGAAGGAGACCACGCTCGTCCTGCAGGGCACCGTGCGGGCCCGGGTCTCACAGCCGTCCGCCAGCGAGCGGCAGGTCGCCGCACAGACCAGCTCGCGCCACTCGCACGACATCTACCTGCTGCCCGGAGCGGACGTGGAACGCGGTGACGAGCTGCGCGGCACCGACCGGCTCGGCAGAGCCCAGGAGTTCCGGGTCCAGGCGGTCGTCGAACCGTCCGAGGCCGTGTACTCCAAAGCCATGTGTGAGCTGATCCAGAAGGAAGGGGCCTGACATGGCTTCCGCAGAAGAACGGCGGCCGCTGCCGCCGGAACCGCTGGAGTGCCGGCAGAACGCCGAGCAGCTGCTCGCCCGCAGCAGCGGCACCTTCGAGGCCCTGCCCCTCAAGGCCGTGGCCTGGGCGCTGCTCGCGATCGCCGGGGAACTGGCCGTCATCCGGCGCGAGATGCGCAAGCAACGCTGAGAGGGGTGGTCGCATGGCCCGCTCCAGAGGCGGCGGCCGCGGACGGCGCGGCGGGGGCGGAAGCGTCCGGCGGCAGGGGCCGATCACCGTGGAAATCGAGGGCCTGGACCGGCTCGCCGACCAGCTCGAGGAGCTCCAGACCTCGATCCGGGCCGCGTGCTTCAAGGCCCTCAAGGAGTCCGCCGAGGCCGTCGTCAACGGCACCCAGCAGAAGGTCGCCGTCGACTCCCACAACCTGCACCGCTCGGTGAAAGCCCGGTACGAGAACTACCGGCTGCGGGCCGAGATCGGCTGGTGGGACCAGGACGACCACTACTCGATCGAGCAGGAGTTCGGCACGAAGAAGATGCCGGCGAACCCCTCGCTCGGCCCGGCGCTCGAGCAGGAGCGCAACAAGATCGACGCCCGGATCAAGGCCGAGGTGAAGAAGGTGCTGCCGTGAGCTCACCCCTGCCGCTGCTGTCCGTCCAGACGGCGCTGTACGCCACGCTCACCGGTGACGGCACGCTGATGGGCCTGATCACCGGCGTGCACGACGGGCGCGCGCCCGAGGATGTCCTCTATCCGTACGTCGTGATCGGCGAGGCGATCGAGACCCCGGACAACAGCCACGATCGGTTCGGCCGGCAGACCGTGCACACCCTGCACGTGTGGGACCAGTACAGCGGCTTCAAGTCCGTGCTGCAGATCGGCGCCCGGGTGAACGCCCTGCTGGACCACCAGCCACTCACCATCGCCGGCCTCGCCCACATCGCGACCCGCTACGAGTTCTCGCAGACCCTGACCGACCCCGAACCCCCGGGCGACATCAGGCACCTGGTGCTCCGCTATCGGGTCGTCACCGAACAGAGTCCCTGACCCCTCGCCCCATCGGGGCGTGCACAGACAGGAGCCCCCGATGGCAGCCCTGGAAGCCACCACCGTCACCACGGTCGACGGTCTCGCCGACCTGGCGGCCGCGGCCGTACCCGCCGACGTGGCTGGCGACACCGCCCCGGTCGGCCCCGGCCTCGCGCTGTTCGTCATCAACGGCGACGCGGCCCCTCACACGGCCACGATCGCCACCCCCGGCACGAAGGCCGGTCACGCCGTCGCCGACGGGACGCTGGTCGTCGCCGCCGGGGACACGGGCCTCATTCCGCTGGCCAACATCTTCCGCGGCACGAACGACCTGGCCGCGATCACCTACGACGCCGTCACCGCGGTGACCGTCGCCGTCATCAAGCTGGGAGCCTGACATGGCAGGTAAGGACGCATTCGGCACCGAGTTCCTGAGGGACAGCACCGGCGCCGGCGCATTCACGAAGATCGCCAACGTCACCGACATCAGCGGTCCGTCCAGGTCGCGCGAGGCGATCGAGGTCACCGCCCACGACAGCCCGAACAAGTACCGCGAGTTCATCAAGGGCCTCAAGGACGGCGGCGAGGTCGAGATCACCCTCAACTATGACCCCGCCGCCGCCTCGCACATGGCGCTGGACGCCGACTTCGAGGAGGACGACCTGCGCGACTACCAGGTCATCATCCTGCCGGGTGAGGCGGACGAGCACACCTGGGAGTTCTCCGCGATGATCACCGACCTCGGGGACGAGTACCCGACCGAGGACAAGATGGAGCGCTCCGCAACGTTCAAGATCAGCGGCAAGCCCACCCTCACCCCGACCGGCGTCTGATCAGGAGCAGCACTGTGGCATCTCTGAAGGACCTCATCCGCAAGGCCGACGACATCAAGGCCCAGGACGATGTCGAGATCCCCGAGTGGGCGCCCGACGTCAAGTTCCGCGTCACCGGCCTGCCCGCCGGGGACTGGGAGCAGTACCAGAACAAACTCTCGAAGGTCACCCGCCAGGACCAGGCATCCGGTGTCGAGGTCAGCATCCGGTCCAACAAGGCCGAGATCGTGGCCAAGGCGCTCCGCGACCAGGAGACGGACGAGCTCGTCTTCACCGACCTGCGCGAGGGCATCTCCATCCTCAGCAAGCGGTCGGCCGGCATCGTGAACGGCCTGTTCAACCTGGTCCGCCACCTGTCCGACGACGACAAGGACTTCACGCAGAAGGTGAAGGACGCGGAGGGAAACTCCGACGGCGACCTGAACTGAGGCTCCTGTACGACCTGTCCGCCGCGTACCAGCTGCCGCCGGACGAGGTGATGGACAGGTTCACCGAGGAGCAGATGATCCACCTGGTCGCCTACCAGAACCTCTACGGGCCCATCGGCCCCGTGCGGATGGATGTCCTCTTCGCGCGGCTCGGTATGGACGTGGCCGCCCCGCACATGAAGAAGGGCAAGAAGCCGCGGCTCAAGGACCACATCGTCGAATGGTCCCGCGCGGCCCGGCCCCGCAAGACGGGCCGTGAACTCCTCGCCGCCGTGAAGGGCCTGCAGGCCCGCTTCGATAAGCAGCCCGACACACGCAGGAGGTGAGCGATGCCAGTCCTGGACGAGCTCCTGGTACGCATCGGGATGGACACCACCGGTGTCGAGGAGGGCACGCAAGAGGTCAACCAGCAGATGGACGGCCTAGCCGCCCCGGCGGCGGCGGCCGGCCTCGCCGCGGGCGGTCTGTTCGTCGCCGGGCTGACCAACGCGATGGATGCCTCGGCGGCGAACACGAAGCTGCAGAACCAGCTGGCGCTGAACGACGAGGAGGCCGAGCGCGCCGGCTCAATCGCTGGTGACGTGTTCTCAGAGGGCTTCTCCGACTCCATCGCCGGGGTCAACGAGGCCATGTCCGGGGTCATCCAGGCCATGGGCGGCATGGGCAAGGTCTCCGACAAGGAGCTGTCGCAGATGACTAAGTCCGCGGTCATGCTCGGCGAGACGTTCGAGCTGGACGTCGGCGAAGCGGCCACGGCCGCCGGGCAGCTCATCGCCAACGACCTGGTCGCCGACGGCGAGGAAGCTTTCGACGTCCTCACCCGGGCCGCACAGACGCTGCCCAAGTCGATGGTCGCCGACATCCCCGCCGTCGTCACCGAGTACGGCAAGCACTTCTCCCGGCTGGGCCTCGACGCCCAGACCGCGTTCGGCATGATGTCGCAGTACGTCCAGGCCGGCGGCCGCGACATCGACCAGGCCGCGGACGTCATCCACGAGTTCGCCCGCATCACCTCGGAGGAGACCGACCGCGCGGCCGAAGGCTTCAAGGAGCTCGGCCTGAACTCCAAGCAGATGCTCACGGACATCGGCAAGGGCGGCGACCCGGCAGAGGCCGCGCTCGGCAAGACCCTCGAGAAGCTGCGGCAGATCAAGGACCCCGCGAAGCAGGCCGAGCTGGGCATCGCGCTGTTCGGCGACATGGCCGGCGAAGGCGCGGACGCCCTGTGGGCGATGGACCCCGCCGCGGCCGCCGCCTCGTCCGGCATGGACAAGGCAGGCGGCGCCGCCAAGGAAGCCACCGACAAGATGGCCGCCTCCAAGTCCCTGGACTCGATCTGGCGCACCCTGACGACGACGCTGGGCGAGTACCTGGCACCGGCGCTGCAGAAGGTCAACCAGTTCATGACCGAGAATCCGGGCGTGGTCCGGATCCTGGTGCCGCTGATCATCGGCCTCGCCATCGCCTTCGGCATCTTCGCCATCGCGGTCTGGGCCGTGAACATCGCGATGATGGCGAACCCGATCGCCTGGATCATCCTGGGGATCATCGCCCTGATCGCCGTCGTGGCACTGATCATCATCAAGTGGGACGAGATCAAGGAATCCACCGCCCAAACTTGGGGCTACATCGGCGACAAGCTCGGCGAGTTCTTCGGCTGGGTCAGCAAGAAGGCCTCCGAATTCTGGGACTGGCTGTCGAAGATCTTCTCCGACGGCTGGGCCTGGATCGTCCGCAACGTCTGGGACCCGGTCCGCCGCTTCTTCACCCAGACCATCCCCGGCTGGGTCGACAAGGGCCTTGGCTGGATCGAGGACAAGTGGAACGGGGCCATCTCCTTCTTCGCCGGCATCCCGGGCCGCATCGCCAGCGGTGCCCGCGGCATGTGGAACTTCGTCACCGACGGCCTCAAGAGCGCCTTGAACGGGGCGATTTCCCTGGTCAACTCCGGGATCTTCTTCATCAACGACAAGCTCATCGCGAACGCCAACCGGCTACCCGGGGTCTCCATTCCCTGGATCCCGTACATCCCGTACCTGGCCGAGGGCGGTGTCACGACGGGGCCGACGCTCGCGATGATCGGCGAAGGCTCGGAGCAGGAAGCGGTCCTGCCGCTGTCCAAGCTCGAGCAGATGATCAGCGTGGGTGGCGGGGCCGAGATGCGGGCCCCATCCGTCAGCAAGGTCCAGCAGCAGCGCATGACTGTCGGCTTCGAGCCCGGGGGCGGGGACGCCTTCATCGAGTGGCTCATGGAGACCATCCGGATCGACTTCGACGGCGACGTCAGCCGGCTCGGAGAGGAAGGGAGATAGCGCATGGTCAGCCTCCCCCCGCCGCGCACCACCGAGCTGTTCTACGGCGGGCAGTGGAACACCGTCCCGGTGCTCGAGCGGTCGGCCATCACGATCAACCGCGGCGTGTCCTCTGAGGGCTCGCGGGCGACGCCGACCAAGGCCACCGGCGTCCTGATCAACAACAAGAGCGGCGACTACGCGCCCCGCAACCCGAACTCGCCGCTGTACGGGGCGATCGGGCGGAACACGCCGCTCAGGTTCTCGATCGACGCCGGGTCGCCGTGGCTGGCGCTCACCTCGTCCACCGCCAAACTGAGCACGCCGGACCATGCCCAGCTGGCCATCACCGGCGACGTCGACATCCGCATCGACGTCGCCCTGGACACCTGGCGAACTGCCCAGGAGCTGGCCGGCCGCTACGTGACTACCGGCGACAACCGTGCGTGGGCAATGCTCGTGAGCGCCTCCGGGCACCCGGTGCTGATCTGGTCGCCGGACGGCACGCTCGCCTCCCGGATCATCGCCACGGGCACCGAACCCGTACCGGTGCACGCGGGTCAGCGGATCTGCCTTCGCGCCGTGCTCGATGTCGACAACGGGGCCGGCGGCTACAACCTGGCGTTCTACTACGGCCTGACCGTCGATGACACGAACTGGACCCAGATCGGCGACACCCTCACCGGGGCCGGCGTCACGTCCGTGCACGACGGGACCGCGGGGATCGAGGTAGGCAACATCGGCGGCCTGGTCGACCCGGGCGCCGTTGGCCGCGTCTACGGCCTGCGGGTGACGGGCGGCGGGGCCACGGTCATCGACCTGGACCTGGGCCGCGACGCCGCCGTGGGCGACGGCTCCGTGACCGACACGACGGGCCTGGTGTGGGTCCTGACCGGCTCCGCCTCGCTGACGAACCGCCACATCCGGCTCGTCGGCGAGGTGCCCGCCTGGCCGCCGTCGCGCGACCTGTCCGGCGCCGACCGCACGGTGAGCATCGAGCCGACCGGGATCATGCGCCGCCTCGGCGCCGGCACCAAGCCCCTCGACAGCGCGCTGCGCCGGTACCTGGCGGCGTCCCACGCGTCCGCGTGCTGGC